TGGCCCAACTTGTCTAACTACGTGACTGTCGAAGTAAACAGTCAAGTAGAGGATGGTACTGTGCAAGCAACACTACTGCCCTTCGGTTTCTTCGGCCCTCCCAGATACAAGACGGCAAACTTTAAAACGAACGTCACCAAAGCCGGCATCAATCCTGTGGCTTTGACCTTTGTCACAGCGGGCAGTGCATCAATACCTTACTCCATGACCCCTGGCCGGCCGTCGCGCGGATGGATCACCGGTTCCTCGAAGGGGCCCACGGGCCCCGGCGGCGTCGCTCTTCGCGCCTTCACTGGCTCGATTCTTCCAACACTGTTCCCCAGTCTCGAAGACTTCTTGAGACTGAGTGCTTCCGCCGGCGACCGCTTAGGTGATATCGAAGACGCTTACTTTGGTGTTCAAACTGATATCGGCCGCGGCGCTAGCGACAAATTCGACCATTCATACAATGACTTGGTCAGGAGAAAACCTTCAGGCCTTTCGACATTCGGCGCGACGACTGGCGCAACTGAACAGTCGTTCGTGTTTACCCTTGATGATATCTCAGGCTCGGGCGCCTTCAACAACCTGCGAGACGCAATATACCTAAGTGGCTCCCGAAAGGCTGGCACTTCAATGACTGCCTTCTCTGCCTCAAATGGCGGATACAAAGAGGTTCTTGATTCGGGTATCAATAAATTTACCGCGCCCATGTTCGGTGGAACTGATGGGGTTGATATCATCGAGATGGACCCCTTCAACAACCGCGTATTACTTGGAAAGAACGAAAGAACTTCTGCTGCGTACAACTCGATACGTCGAGCCATTGACACTGTGTCTGACGCAGAACGCATTGAGATGAATCTTTTGACCCTTCCAGGGGTTGATAACGTGTCGCTTACCCAGCATATGATAAATACCTGCGAGGGTCGCGGAGATTCTCTGGCCATTATCGATATCGAGGGTGGCTACATACCGAGGGCTGAAAGCAATTCGGCAATAGGTCTCCGGGTTGGAAACGTTAAAACAGCTATTGACGCCATTAAGTCTAGAAGAATTAACTCTAGCTATGGTTGCACTTACTACCCATGGGTGCAAATTGTCGATTCCGAGAACGACGCCCGCTTGTGGGTGCCACCCTCCATTGCTGCTCTTGGAACTTTCGCAAGCTCCGAGAGATCCACAGCACTTTGGTTCGCCCCCGCTGGCTTCAACCGCGGCGGCTTAACACAGGGTTCTGCGGGAATCAACGTAAGTGCGGTGGATGGACAATTGACATCGAAGGACAGAGATAAGTTATACGCTGTCAACGTAAATCCGATTGCCTCTTTCCCTGCCGAGGGTATTGTAATCTTCGGGCAGAAGACACTGCAGGCAACTCCGTCAGCACTTGACAGAATTAATGTTCGTAGACTGCTGATTTACATCAAGCGCGAGATTAGCGCAATTGCTGCTACGACGCTCTTTGAGCAGAACATTGATTCGACTTGGAACAACTTCTCTTCTCGGGCGGAAACTTTCTTGGAGAGTGTGAAGGTCGGTGGCGGTTTGACAGACTTCCGGGTTGTTTTGGATGATACCACTACCACCCCAGACCTGATTGACAGGAATATTCTATACGCCCAGGTGCTGTTGAAGCCAGCCCGTGCCATCGAATTCATTGCTGTTGACTTTGTGATAAAAAGAAGTGGAGCTTCTTTCGACGATTAAGAGGGAAAAAGATATTAATTACTAATTAATGTTGATTAAGGAGATTATAATTAAATGGCAAATAACTTTTGGGCATCACCAAACACGGATCCAAAGAGAGCATATAGATGGCTCTTGTACTTAAACGGCGGTGCAGGTCTAGACCTACCTAACTGGGTGATCACGAAAGTGTCTCAGCCAAACTTTGAGGTTTCTGAAAAGGAACACCAATTCATCAATCACAAGTTTTACTATCCTGGTCGAGTCACTTGGGCCGATGTCAAATTCACTTTGGTCGACCCCATCTCTCCCGACGCAACACAGCAGCTACAAAAGATCCTTACAGATTCGGGGTATATTTATCCGAACAAGGACAGTGTCTCGAACATGACTGACACGATTTCAAAAAAGAGTGCCATTACCGTAACTCCAAAAGTCAAGATTCAGCTTATTGGCGCCAATAATGATGTACGCCCGGGCGGTAACGCGCAGGGCACAGCCCCCAAGATTGGTCACTGGACACTGGAGAACGCTTGGGTGAAGGGCGTCACTTTCAGTGAATTAAGTTATGAGTCGGAAGACCTCGTTAATGCTGAGGTGACTCTTCGTTATGACTGGGCTGTTTATAAGAAGGATAGTTAATCTCCTTAACATTGATTCCCGCCTGCTTTATAATAAAGAAAACAAGGGTAAATAATGACTGTTCGCAATAATGAAGATCGTGTTGGTGCTAAGCACAACAGCGACATGGATCCTTCCGAGATAGTGGGGCCCTCCGCGGGCCCTCTCTCGTTCGTGACACCGACGGAGTTTGTAGAACTCCCCTCTAAAGGTGAGCACTATCCCGAGGATCACCCTCTCCATCAACAAGAGACTGTTGAGATTCGCTATATGACGGCGAAGGATGAAGATATCCTTACCTCCAGGACTCTCTTAAAGAAAGGCATTGCACTCGACCGTCTTGTTCAAAATATACTTGTTGACAAGTCGGTTAGGTCAGAAGACCTTCTTATTGGCGATAGAAACGCAATCATTGTCGCGGCCAGAGCAACTGGTTATGGCTCGGAATATAAAACAAAGGTGAATTGCCCATCTTGCGCCGAGTTTGTTGAGTTTGAATTTGATTTAGGCGACGCCGTCATTAAGGAAAACCCTCTCCCAGAAGGGGTTCGGAAGACAGACGAGGGCACATTCGCTGTACATCTTCCAAAATTGAAAGTTGATGTAGAGGTTAAGTTCTTGACCGGCCGCGACGAAACACGACTGGCCAAGCTTGCCGCTTCCAAGAAGAAGAACAAGATGGAAGAATCTCTGTTAACTGATCAGTTCCGACAGTTTATTGTTGGAGTCAATGGAAGTGACGATGCTGCCCTGATAAACTCGCTGGTGGAAAACATGCCAGCCTACGACTCTAGATTTCTGAGATATACGTATCAGGGAATTGTACCAAACATCGATTTAACACAAGACTTTGAATGTCCCAATTGTGGCCTGGAACAAGAAATGGAGGTTCCGTTCACGACGGACTTTTTTTGGACTCGGGGATGAATACATCCAGAGTGTCTATGAGGAGTTCTTTCTATTAAAGCATCACGGTGGTTGGAGTTTCACAGAAGCTTACAATCTCCCAGTCCTGATAAGGAGGTGGTTCTTGACTAGACTGATAAAAGAATTCGAAGATCAAAAAGAAGCACACGAGAAGGCCGCTAGGTCTCGCAGATAAAAACAACTAATTAATAAGCCGGAAGTTCGCTTTCGGCTTTATTTTTTTGAAAACACTAATTATTCTGATATATTGTATTTAATGGAGAATTGTAATTATGAATCTTGAAGAACAGGAACTGTCCCCAATCGAGATTGACTTGGGTGTCCACCGCCGCGCCGAGTTGAACGAGGATTATCTTGGGCAATTCGGAGCAGCCGTTGGTATGTTGATGAAAGCAATTACGCAAGGCTATGAAGTACCCGTTAGTATTCGGGGAACCAAGAGCGAGGTAGACTCTTTCACAAATGTTCTCGGAAGAGAAAGAAGATATATGTCAAATTTCAGCAAGTACGGGCTTGATAACAAGAAGACATATTCCAGCAAATACGAATTAGATAGAGCAGTAAAAGGCTTCGAGAAGTCAACTGGGCTAAAGTGGCCCTTTAAATAGGATTTTTATAACTTATGACAACCGGTAACGATGACACAGGCAGCCCCCCAGACGATCCAAGCGTAAGTAGCCTAGAGCGACAGGTTGAGTTACTCGAACGGATCCGCGAAGAGGAGGAGCGCAATCTCGTCGTCAAGGCCGCGAGGATAGAAAGAGACCGCGTAGCTCTTGAGCTAGAGGTAGAGAGCCTTAAACTCTCTAAGGAAAAGACAAGACTTGCTCATCAGAACAATGAACTGCGTATTAAGACAATAGAGGGAAAAGAAGTACAACTCGCGATGGATCGGGAACTCGCTGCAGAATTAGCAGCCTCTGGTGATGCCGAGAAGGTCGCCGAGGCCGCCAGGTTGCGTGCCAAATTCGCCGAGAGAGAGGCTCTCCTGGAGGCAAACAAAGACGCTGCCCGGGCAATTGAAGCCACTGACACACAAACCAAAAATCTTGTTAAATTGCTGACTGGCGTCGGTGACCAGTGGAAACAGACTTTCGCCGGTAGTTTCCTAGTAGCAGCCGCCGGCGGCGTTGATGCACTAAAGGATAAGATGAAGATCTTCACAAGTTCTCTTGTGGAGTCCCTGAGCCCAGCAAACCTCCTAGGATCTGCGTTGATGAGGGTGGGCCAAGCCACCCTCAAGCTAGCTCTAGAGCAAGACGGCGCCATCGCTGCCTTTAATAAATCAACAAGCTCAATGGGCGAATATAACGACCAGATTATTTCTGTCGAAAGAAATAACATAGGCCTCGGAATAACCACTCAGGATTCCGCAAAGGCGTTTGGTTCTCTCTTGACCGGGGTTACTGCCTTCGCGAAGGCCAGCGCGCCTGTGCCGACGGACTTGGCGACCGTCGCGGCTCAAATGGAAAAGCTTGGCGTGTCAACCGACTTAACGGCCAAGACGATGGAAAATGCCATGAGGGTCATGGGAATGACCGCGGAAGAATCCATTGACCTCACTGGTGAGTTAGCCGCCATGGCTATTGAGATGAAATTGCCAATTGAACAAGTCACGGAAGGCTTCAACGCAGCAATGCCCGCCCTGGCCAAGTTTGGTACTGATGCACCTGATATCTTCAAAAAGGTGCAAGTTGCTTCGAGATCCCTTGGCGTCGCTGTCGGCGATCTTTTGACTGTCATGGGTCAGTTTGACACTTTCAGCGGCGCAGCCGAAGCCGCCGGAAAGCTGAATGCAATTCTTGGTGGAGATCTTCTTAATAGCACAGAACTCTTGCTAGCAACAGAAGATGAGAGACTCAGGATGGTTCGCGAGTCTCTGGACATGTCTGGCAGAAGCTTCGACTCGATGGGCCGGTTTGAGAAGCAGGCGATTACGAACGCGTTAGGTATTCAGGATGTGGCCACTGCGACCAAGATGCTCACTGGCGATATGGATACGTTTGGTGATGCGTTGGATGCTAATCCACTCACAAAGGAAGAGACTGAGGAAAGAATAAGGAAGACGCAAGCCATCACCGATAAGATGTCCCAAACTTTCAGGATGTTCGCGATGTCTCTGAGGAAGCCGGTCGAATACCTTCATTCTTTTATAGACGGAGTCTTTAAGGCCAATGAGTCGATGGGTGGCTATCTGGTTCCCACAGTCATTGGGTTCCTGGGGGTTATCAAGGGTGTCCAAGTCCTGAACGCGTTTGCTGTTGCCGTTAACGGTATGACCATCGCGAATGCTGCGCTAGCAAATTCATTCCTCGCTGTTACTTTGGCGTTTGCTGGTTTCTTCGCGGGAATGGCATTCGCAAAACAACTTGGCCCGGTAGCCGGAATTATTCTTGGTATTGCTGCAGCCGTCGCCGCGTACTTTGTCGCCATCTCCGCCGGCGTGCTGGCTGTCCCGATCGCCGCCGGCCTCGCAGCCCTAAGTATCGGCGGATTTGCCGGCGCAGCCGGCCTAGGCCAAGGTGAAGAGGAAGGCGCGGTCCCCGGAGGCTTTGCTGTTGAAGCAGCGCCCGGCTACGCGCGCGGAGGCTTTACCAAGGGAGGTCCCACCCTTGTCGGTGAAGAGGGTCCTGAGTTGGTCATGATGCCACCAATGGCCAATGTTATCAACAACGACAATTTCACAGAAGTTATCGCTCAAACACAGCAAACTGCTAGGCAACCGCAACAGAACACTGTCGCACAGCAGGCCCCTCCGCCACAAAAACCAACTGAGACCACAGTTATTATAAAAATTGGCAATCAAGAAATGGGTAGAGCAGTAATTAAAGCAATAGAGAGTGTTCCCGGGTATAACCTCCGGGGCCTCCCACGAGGAGCATAGACTATGGCATTTGAAGACCTTTTAAAGTTTGATGATGATCGGGCACGCCAACTCAAGGCCCTTGGAAAAAAACCAAAAACATATAGCATCAACCCTATATCTCCCACGGAGCGCGCTGGGATTGACGCTGCCGTCGATGAACTGAATCCGGAACTGGATTATCGACAGCCTCACACAACTGGAAAAGTGGCTGATCCAACGAATGCTACTGCCAATCAAAGGAACCTGAAGCTG